ACATTATCGAACTGCACCCCAGTCCAGATGACTAGATGGTTAATGATGGCTGAGGCAATGAAGGAGCAGAAAGATGACATCACTCAGTTGTTGATCTTCCAATGCCAGTTGCTGAGTTTATTCAGTGGTGAGTCAATCAACAAGATTAAGCGAGCTGATATTGAAAGCATTCAAGGTGCAGCCAACCATCTATACCATGTCCTTCTATCAATTAACTTCATTCCAAGTTTAATAGGAATCCATATCATAAGAAAGTAATCAATAGTTGGAATGTGTCTATCAGAAACAAGTACAATCTCTCCTTTATTAGAGATCATCTCTTTTTTATTATTGAGACATTCTTGGATATATTCAAAGCCAAGATCCTCAAGTTGATCTATTATCTCTTGATTATATGCCATTTAGATATAATTATTCTCTTATTATATTATTTTGTTCGATTAATTACAATACTTAACATAGAAAGTATATGGCACCACTTTAAGCTTAGCAAGCAACCAGATAAGATGCTTATATTTTTTAAAGTCATATTTATCATAAAGAGCACGATCTCCCATTCTCATGTTAACCATTCTAAGAATCTTCTCAGCTCGATCTCCGAACTTAGTGAAATCAAAGTCTGACTTCTTACTGAAGATCTCTCTTGCCTCTTCTTTTGAGAGCTTACCACTTCTCACTTGAGCTGATAGGTAAACAATTCTTTTGTCAATATTGAACTTCTCTGGTAGAAGGAATGATCCAACAAACTCAGTGTAAACATTCTCACAATGCTTGCCGCCATAATCTTGCCAGTTGATTAATCTCTTCATCTCAGCCTCCATTGAATCTCTATCGAATCCATAATGAAATGGCCTCACATTCTTGATTCCAACCGCAGCATAAAACAGCTGATCTTTGAAAGTGAATAGAGGATAGTTCTGAAGCTTTAATCCAGTGTACTTGTTGTATATTGACTGAATGTATTTTGCATCCATATAGGTCCATCCTTTTGGCGTTGAGCCTTCAGTTCTAAAATCATGACCATTCAGAATATACTTAATACCATACTTGTAAGCTGTATCATACATCAACTTAGTCATTGCAATGTCATTTGGAATATCAGCATCAGGAACTCCAGCCACAAGGAAGGCATCATTCAATCTATCATACTCAGCCTTGTTGACAGTATATGTGATTGAGTCAACACCAAGCAACTTGACTAACTGGCTCATGTTATGAATAGCCTCTGGAGCATTCCAATGATTATCAAAGTGAATCACCAAAGGTTTAAGATTCCAGTATCTCACAGCAGTGAATAACAGTGTTGAGGAATCAATTCCTCCAGAGATACCCATAATACAGTCATATGTCTTATCCTTACCAGCTTGCTTTATCTTTGCAATGATATGTTTAAGTTCATGAGGATTGGCTTGCAACTCAAGCTCATCATGTAAATCGCAGTATTCACATTGATGTTCACCTATTGAGGCAATGGACTCATCAAATAAACAACGTGGACATTCTTTCATAGTTTATAAAATTGTGAAATAATTTGCTAATATAATAATTATCAACATGCCGAGTGGAATATTCACGCATGATTGATTGACAGATATCATCAACTGACTTCCAAGGAATGGAACCGGGAAGATCACCATTGTAAATTGAACGCCTTCCCATCAGTCCCATTTCAATATTGGTATTCGGACATCCATCATGAGGAGTCAGCCTGAGATTGATAAAGCATTGAGAGTAAACATCCACAAGCTCCTCCTTAGTGAACGTATCATAACCAGCTCTTATGATTGGAATATCAATACGCTCTTTAATATCATTAATCAGTGACTCACCATAATACTCTGGAGCATTGCCAGAATACCAGAAGATTTTATTACCACTTGGCACCAATGGCCACTCATGAGGAATCACTGCATTGACAGGACACCAGATTGATTGCACTCCTTTTGATTCAAGAGTCTGCACCACTTGATGACTGACAGCAATGTTAACTGAGTCCTTGACAAACTTAACCCAATCCTCTGGCAGATCCTTAGCATCAGATCCGAACCAAACAATTGTACTGCCACCAAGATGAGTTGCTAATGTCTCAAGGTCCTCCTGTCGATACATACCCATGAACACAGTGTCCCATGTGCATACTTCATAAGGAGTGAGCTTGTATTTATAGATTAATCCTTGATCAAGGCCAGCAAGTGATTCTGATATATGTGCTTGCATTATAATAGTTTTATTTCGTTTTGTACTTGTATCCAATAATCTTGAATCTCTTATATTAAAGATATGTTATCTCTTATCTCATCAATTGCAATTAAAGCACATTTTTTTGCAGTTTCTTTATCTAAAAAATTGCCATATTCACTAAGTGGACTCAAATCAATATCCATGTATTTATCTATAAATTCACTTGCTCTTTTCTTTGGACTCATAACAATTCTTTAAGTTCATTAAACTCTTTATCAAGCAATCCAGATGAACATCTCTCAGATCTCAGTGAGCCATCCCAATGGTCTCTGAATTTATGCTTGTTGTTCCATTTATCCGTTGAGATAGAAAGCAACTGCACTGATCTATCACATTCAAGTATTCCAATCTCTTGATTTGTTTTTATAGCCTTCAGCCACATGGACCAATCAAGTCCAGAGTTAAGTCTTGGATCAAATGGAGTCCAGTTAATTTTCTCCATGAATTGCCGATTAAGAAAGCGACCAATACCAATTGGCTCATTCTCTCTCACTTGGTCCTTATAACCTTTCCAATGCACCAGTCTAATATTGCCAGCTGAGACATCAGCAAAATGACAGCCAAGTTGACCAATCATCCCAAAGTTCTTACTGTGCTCTTTACATCTTGCAAGATAACCATCACTACACCAATCAGATGAACCCATGAAGATGACAGCATCAGGATTATAATTCTTTGAGGCTTGGAAGCCAGTATTCCACTTTGTGCCAAGAGGATCATTACTGATTGAGATAAACTCACAGTCAAATTCTTTAGCTATCTCATTAGCTTCGCTCTCATGACCTAAAACAATAGGAGTGACTCCTTGCCGCTTAAGTCTTGAGATAGTTAATCTGACAAGAGGAAATCGACCAAATACTGGTATTGGTGCAGTTATAATCATTGTTTAATTCCGATAAAGTGAATACGAGGCTGGAGATGCTCACCATCATTGATTGACTTGAGTAGCTTACCCATTGCATTTCGGATACAAGTTGAGCATCCAGCATTGAGCTTACCAAATCCCATTGCTTTATACCAATCAGATAGCTCTTTTTTCATGCCAGCATTAAGGCTGAATGACTTTGTCTTGTTGTATCTCTCAACTTGCTCTAATAATTCATTACTTACTTTCATAGATCAGGATTAAGTCAGACAATAGATAGGTGATGAATGCCAAGCCAACCAGATGAAAATCAATAATAGAGGAAGCAATCACAGCAACCCAGAATGAAAGACAGCTCTGGCATGAGAATGGTTTAATCTCTGGAAGATTGAAGCTCTGGAGAGCTCTCGCAAATCCTATTGGCAGTAATATTATAATCAGATAAATCATTTTTGAATTGTTTAATTGCTAAGTGAATAGTATCAAGACTTATTCCAGTCTCATTTCTTATCTCTCTATATGTCATCCCCATCAGATGCATCTTGGTTATCTCCATAGTGAACAGCTTCTGATCATCTGAAGGAGATTGGTGAAGATAATCATCTAAGAGTCTTTGAGCTTCTGAGACTTCATATTCATCCTCAGATTTAAGGTTGAGTTCTGGAAGCTCTTCATGTGACTTGAAAAGCTTATTGAATGATGAATCTCTCCAGTTGTATTGGTTGTAAGCGTATCTTGCAAAGACTCTTGGTAAGTCTTCTGACTGAATACTGAGCTCGAATACCAAGAGATACACATGGCTGACCAGGTCCTTTGATATTGGATTTCCTCCAGTGATCTTGTTTGCGATGATATAAGCTTCAGTGTTCCAGAATTGCACATGTAAAATTATTGATTTTTAAGATACCAATTAAACCATTTGATGTAAAAGTCTTCAGAAACCTTATCACCTTTCATGAATCTCCAAAGCTGAGTTGTATTCACTCCGATATCTTCAGCAATGTGAATCTGTTTATATCGGTTACTGACTCTTGACTTAGTCTCTCTGAGCATAAAGTCTTTGATGCTCTCATCAACATTTAAGAATATGTTTATTGACTTCATTTTCTTGATATTACGATAATCCAGAATGTGGCTAAAATTATGAATACAACCAATCCTATCACGTCAAAAAAGCGATAAATAGTCCAATAAAACAATCCCACCCCTGATGCTATCAAGGACAGGATTAATAACCAAAGAATAAATCTAATCATTAGAATAGTTTTGATACAATTTTATAAGCATTCAAGCTATTGTAATACTTACCATTATACTCTCTACCTCTGACATCAAAAGAGATCTCAAGCTCTTCACCAATTCCATACTGATCCAGCTCTGAAATTCTATCATTCATAATCTGGAATTGCACTGATTGAGGATACTTCTCATCTTGTGTTTCAATTACGAAATCCATTACTCTGAACTTTTCAGAGATTTGTCTTGGCTCTGACTTCACTATCAGTTTGCCTGTTAATTTTAAATCACTCATATTATTTAATTTACGTTGTTTAATAACCCCCATGGCACAATTGCCGATTTCATGCAATGGGGGTGTATAGGTTTACCAGAGCCTATTTATTTGTTAATTGTTCAATATAATTATTATAATACTCAGTCGCAGCTGTAAGCTTCTCAACCATCATGTCCTCATTGATTGTATTCCTTTGATACTCCAGAACAGTAATTCTCTTTTTTGGATCAATATGACTCACCTTGTGAATGAATCTATTGTCCCAGTCACCAAGCAAGACATCATCAGTATCAATCATGCAATATATTAGTTGACCTTGTGACTTCTCCAACAACCAAAGATATCCTCTGATCTGCCATTCATATTGAGTGTTCACTCCTTCCTCTGGAGTTGCTGGCCAAGTATCCATGGACCAAGATGTCTTGATGTCTATTATTGAATCATCAAGAATAATATCAGGCTCTCCAGTTAGGAACTCATTCTCAAATCTTTCCTTATTCTTAAGATAGAATGTGCCTCTAACTTGATTCACAAGAGCAATTGATTCCTCTTCCCAGTCAGTACCTTTAAGCATTGGCTTTGTTTGAAGGTGAGTTGAATAACCAAAGTAATCCTCTTTTGCTTTTGTCTTAATGTAGCTCTTAGCAGTCTCTGATAAAACCTCTGACTTTGCTTTTGGCTGAGTCATCAGCTTTCCTAATGATGAAGGTCTCCATTTCATAGCTTTGCCTCCTGTTCTTTTGTAAGTGAATAATTAGTTTTCAATTGATCAAGAGTATATTTACCACTCGCAATGGCTTCTTTTGCTCTATCAAACTGCTCTTGAGATAATGATGGCTTCTTATTCACCACAGCCGATACACTATTACCATCATCATCAACAGCTTGTAAGCTCAACAATGATTGCAATGTACCTCTTCGAAAGTAAGTGATTGCACCCAATAGCTTCTGAGGATCAGTGATATCTGGCAACTGCATCCAAGACTCAACCATATCACCAGAATCAACATCAATTATCTGAGTGAATACGATGTGATCCTTCACTGGCTGCAATAGCACTAAGCCATTCTCATGGAGGATAGGCTCAACTGTCTCAAGCAATGCATTGATATCAGCATAAGTCTTTTTGAAATGTGGATTCGTGGCATTCTTAGCAACCTTTCCAATGTTCATCTTTGCCATGTGGAGCTTTGACCACAGGCTTCTGTTAAATGGTTTATTTTCCATATCTGTTTGTTTTAGGTTTTACAAATGTACTAAAACATTTTCAATTGTGACACATGTTGATTAATTCTTTTTTGTGCCAAATCAAAATATTCTTTATCAAGTTCACATGCAGTCAAGTCAAAGCCGTAATCGTGGCACGCTATCGCTATTGAGCCGCTGCCCAAATGAGTGTCCAATATTTTATCACCTTGCTTTGCGTATTTGTCTAATAGCCATTTGTAAAGTGCAACTGGTTTTTGAGTTGGGTGTATTCGTGTTTCTTTATTGCTCATGTCACCTTGCAACATTCCAGCCCATCTAAACTGAAATTTTCGTACTGCTGTTTTATGGTTTGTCCAAGCCAGTTCACAATCTGCAAAGTCATTGTCTCCGTTTTGCTTATCCCATACAACCCAACTTGAGCTATTTTGATTTGGTATATTTTCAATGAAATGATTGGCTCCCCAAATAATAACATTTTTTGATACTCTTATAAGCTCAATAAAATAATCTTTTGATGGTGTTGAACTATCCCAATTTTTTGCTGTGTACATTGTTGGTCTTGCTGCCTTGGCTCTGCTATGATTTTTTGCACCATCTTCTCCTATCCCATAAGGAGGATCAACAATAGCCAAATCAAAATAGTTATCAGGATAACGCGACATTAAAGCCATGTTATCTTCGTTTGTGATGTTTAGCATAATATAAATTTTTCATACCATTCAACAAATGAGTCAAAGTCTCTGACTATCTGATAAACTCCTCCAGCTGATTCTATTGATTGTTGATATTGCTTTTGTACCTCACTTTGCTTGTCCTTTTGCTTCACCTCAATCTTAACTGACCTTCCTCTGATCGTTGCTGATATATCAGCTGTCCCTTTTGTGCCTTGTCCTGGAGTCCACTTACCAGCAAGTTGCTTGAATGAATCACCAACTGGAATCTTTTTGCCTTCCCGATATTGTCCTTGGTTACTGATCCTCTCAGCTTGTCCTCCATTAGCATTGATCCAAAAGATTATACACTTTGTCAAGCCATTGGCTGAGGAGTCCTTCCAATCAGTCAAAGGAATAAATCTCTCATCCATTGATGGATACTTTGACTTGAGAGTTTCAATCTCCAGAGCTTTGAGTTTATCCTTGTTTGTCTTATTCATATAGTCTTTAAAACAAATTTTTCATTATAGTATTGCTCTGCTGATAATGCAATAAAACTATTTTTATCTTCTGATAATTCTACACTTGCCAAACAAAAATCAACCGCTTTAATTATCTGGTCCTTCTCCATTTCTTTGGCTTGGTTAAACCATTTTTTTTCTGATTCGGTTAGTTGTATTGAACATTTTATATACTCTTCCAACCATTCTACTGCTGTTTGTTTCATGTTATTTTGATTTAAATATTACAAATCTACCCTTGTGATTCTTGCCTTTCTCAAGCTCCCATCCTTTGAATTTACCATACTCACCAATCCATCTTGCAAATCTTTGAGGATTCATATCCTTGTATCCATTATATTCATTCTGAAATTGGTTGAATAACTCATTATTATAATAGGATAATTCAGTTGTGAATTGGTTATCTTGTGAGAAATCAAAGAAATCTTGAGACGTTGCCTGGATGAATCTCTTGCTATCTGCATTGATGCTGATTGTCTTGGTTAATCCATTTCTCAAAAATAGTTGCAAGTTCTTGATCATGTAATTATCAAATCTTGACCAGTCATCTTTCGACCATTGATCAAACAATAGCTTACCATATTCCTTTAATGGTGAGTTATTCGCATTGAAATATTGATAGAATTCTATCTCATGTCTTCTCCTATCATGAGAACCTCCAGCTCCAGATATCACATAATTGGTTGTTATGACAATCTTTGGAGATCTATTGAATGGAATAAATACCTCATCCTTATTCTTTCTATTCACTGTGATTCCTTCAGATACAATCATAAATAATTGCTCAAAATCAAAGTTCTTTTTTACGTCATCGAATGCCAGGATCTGAGTATCCAAGTTTACTCTTTGATATAAAAACTCAGATTTACTTGGATTGAATGATTTACCATCAATCTTGACTGTCTTTCTAAGATAGCCAACAGCTGTAAGCATCAAAGATTTACCACTCCCTCCATTAGGATTCTCATCAATCTCCTGATCATTGAATATAATTGCTTTTTGATTAGTCTTATCCTTAAAGCTATGCACTAAATATCCAAGAGTTGACTCAAGACTGGCAATTCTCTTCTGATCATTATTGCTTACTTTGTGAACCAGGTCTCTAAAATCATTATGAAAGTCAACCACAAGGTTGAAATCTCTATCAATTATCTGATTTTCCCAGATATAACCATCAACATCAATATAAGATAATAGTTCTGTTGAATCTCTCTTTATCTTAACTACTCCATTTCGGTAAGGAATGAAGCTTGTATCTTCTATATCCTGAAGCATCTTGAGATAAATTGAGTCAATCATGTTCAAGTGATTCTCTGAGAATAGATAAGTTGACTTTGAGCAGAAATTCCATACATTGATATGACCTTTGTCAATCAAATAATTCAATACAAAATCTTTAATCTGATCAACTGATGACAGCTTAACCTTATTCTCAATGACTCTGACAAATGTAGGCTTCTCAGCATTCTCTGGATAGAACTTATTGAATCCATTTTTTACCAAGAATTGAGAGTATTTCAATGGCTCAATAACAACAACCTCACTATCTTTTTTTTGAATGATAGTCCAGAATACATCATCAGCATTGGTTGCATTGTCTTTAATATCGTTTAGGATCTCATCAGAGATATTATGCTGTCTTTTAATCTCATCCTCATTGACTCCATTCTTAAGCTTTAATTTTACTCTGTCAATGGTTGATCTGTCTTCAAAGTATTTTGAGTTAAAACTGCTCTTTCTATATGCTGACTTAATGGTATTAAGCATCTCTTGATGGCTGAATGAACTACCAGCAACATAGTTAGAATATAGGTGATGTTCTGCAATGTCTTGACTAATTCCATAATCACATAAACAACAAGCAATCTCAAAGATAAATTGATTACGACTACCCTCAATAAATGAATTCTTGAAATCAAACTTCTCTATCAGTTCAATTATCTTAGCCTCATCATTAAGAATACAAACTGGAGGCCTCTCAATATACTGAAATCCTTTATCTTCTGATATTCCTTCAAAGACTTGGCAAAATTCATTGTAATAAATATGAGGATCATAAGATTCAAAACATACTCTTGAAACATCTTGATTCTTTCTATCAAAATAATCTGATTTAAAATAATCAGCATAAGCTATGAATCTTCTCTTATGTTCAGAGGCTGTTGACTTTGGTATTCGAATGACTGCCTTCCATCCCTTTCCTCCTGGTGACATGAATACAATCATCACATAAGGATCATTGATAAGACGTTGCCTTTCTGATTCCATGATTTCATCTGTTGGATAACCATCAAAATCAAGAATACAAAGTCCAGAATGTTCAACCAATCCATTTGCATTCCTTTCAGTGAAAGTACCATTGAACATGATAGCATATAATTCCTTCTTTGCCTGATCATATTCTGGTTGACCTTTGGTCATTGTTCTAATGATCTCAATTTTCTTGATTAAATCATTAGTTCCTCTTCTAATTCTCTCAACCACTTCTGGAATTGACAAAGAATATGGAGTCTCTTTTGTGCTAAACAGCGATTTGAATACTGATATTTTCATTTTTAAGTGTTTTATACTGTGTAAAAAAAAGGAGGAAAGGACACAGTAAACCTTTTACAGGGCAGCTAACCGCCAACCTCCTCGGCAAATTTAAATATAATTTTCAATTCTGCAATAACATGACAAACATTCCAAGTTTGGGACAGGTTTAAAACCACTTGTCACGCCTATAAACCATACTGGTATTGACTTTCAGCAAAAACGTGACAGGTGGACGAGCATTTTTATTGGGGTCCCCTCAAAAAATAAAAAAATTATAGGAGCGTAGAATAGGAGACTTGGCATGTTGTCATATCCTCCAGCCATAATCTTATCCTTTATCAGCTTCAATGCTGTGGTATTATGGCAGTTCATAACATCTTGAAAGATAGTATCTTGACTTTCAATTTCAACCTTAACAACAGGGTAAAATATCTGTTCATACTCTTGAATTATCTTGTCATAAATCTTGTCACGTTTATAATAATTCTCATGAATTTTGAGAGCATTGATAACTGTCGCATGATCTCGGTTGAATAATCTTCCACTATCAGTGAGATTCAATCCTTCAATCCTTAGTATGTGATATAAATAAGCTCGCTTATAAATCATGCCTCTTGATCTGTTCTTTGTCATTAAGTTATCTCTTTGGATGAGGTCTTTAACCTTGTCCACCGTACAATTGTCTTGAATCATCTTGGACACCTTTAAATAAATCACTATTTGTTTTTATCATTCCAGTTGCTTTCATAAAGTCAACCTCAATCTTTGCACTGTTTATGATGACATTGCCTATCTGAGCAACAGCTTCAGCCTTATCAAGTTCTTTTTGTAGCTCTTCTGTTGATAGTTCATCATTATCCAGCCTCTCTAGTGCTGAAAATAGGTGATCACGTAAATCATTGATTTTGTTTCTTGCCATTGATTTTCTTTTTAAGTTTTGCTTTTAATTTAATTACTTGTTGCAGTTCCTCTGGGAACCTTCTAATTGTATTTCTTTTGATGTTATCAACCATTGTTATCATTTCAAGATTTGAAAGCTCACAGTTCAAAGTATTACCATCTTTAAATATAACTATGTGACTGCTTGGTATTGGACCATGAGCTTCATTCCAAATTTTCTGATGATATGGAATCCAATGAGAATCTTTGATCTTATAATATAGATACTTTATTTTTGTTTTGTGATCAATCCTTTCAACAATAGTTCCATCTGGCTTCCAGTTGTGAGGCCTATTGCCTTTTTTAAACATAGTACCTTTGACTTTTTGGTAAACTTGATCAGGCATTTTCTCTCCTTTATTGTGAGGTTGATTGCCTTTTTTAAATCTGAATTTTTTACCACCTTCAATGAGATTATGCCTTCCTGAATGATCAGATTTCTTGAACTCCTCTGACTTTCTAAGTCCCATTGAATGAGCTCTATTGCTAACTTGAGAATAAGTCAATCCAAGATCATCAGCAATATTCTGAGTCTTCTCATGAGGAAATCTATTTTTTATTATTTCGTTGATATTCATGGTATCTTTCTATTGCTCCTGTTAAATCTTCTGAATCTTGACTATCTTTCCATGCCTCATCAATCCAGTCATTGTCTTTCTCTACCTTATAATCATTCTCAATATACCACTCAAGAGTATCTGGATTTTCATCTGGATAATCAAAGTCTTGTAAGCATCCATTATTGTCAAGATAGCAACGCCACCAGAATCCACCTAATTCCTCCATAGAATCCTCAAGCCATACCTTATATTTTGGTAGTTTTGATTTGTCTTCAAAGATATTTACAATGATATCAATGGCAATGCCTAACTCTTTTGGAGTTGTTTGCTCAATCAACGCACCTCTTCTCCATTGGTTGTGCGTTTTTAAAATTTGAATTGCTTGTTTTAAATTCATGGTTTTAATTTTAAAGTTTCTTTATTATATTGATCCTTAATACCTTGGAATAAGTGTTTCCAAGTTTTACCAGTACAAATATAACTGACTGTTGATTGATGCAAATTATATATTTCCGCTATCATTTTTTGTGTCATCTGACCACTCATGTACAGTATCAAGATTCTTTTTGCAATTTCCTCATTTATTTTAGTAAAATTACAATAGTCAGATATACTACCAGTACCACGTTTTTTGTTATCAGTCTCAACATCTTTGACCAATCTGCAAATGGTTGTCATTGTTACATTGAATTCATTAGCCAACTCTTTCATGGTTACATTAGATGATCCATATCTTTTTTGAATCTCTCTAACTTGATGAATGTCAATCTTGGCTGCATTACTATATCTTCCTTCTTTCATCTTTTTCAACTTTAATTATTAGCTCTGGCCACATATCCATTCTCCTGATT